AGGAGAATAATAAATGACTAATAACGTAGTTTTAATAGGAAGACTAGTAAGAGATGTGGATTTAAGACAAACATCTACAGGTAAGATGATGACTTATTTTACATTAGCAGTAAATAGGAATTTTAAAAATGAACAAGGAGAACAAGCTGCAGATTTTATTGGTTGTGTTGCTTTTGATAAAAAGGCTGAGAATATGGCACGATTTTTAAGTAAAGGTAGCTTAATATCTGTAGAGGGTAGAATCTCTACAAGGAATTTTCAAGGTAATGATGGTAAGACTGTTTATGTTACAGAAGTAGTTGCAGGTAGTATAACTTTCTTAGAAAGTAAGAAACAACAAGGAAATACTACTCAATACGGACAAGTACAAAATGGTGGTTATAGTCAACAAACTAATAATGGTTTTGGAGAATTTGAAGATAATATTGATTTTAATATGGGGTGGAATCCATTTCAGGAAGAATAGTTAGAGGTGTGAAAATTTGATTAGTGAGAAGTTTAAAGAATATATTTTTATAGATGAGGAGCACGATATATTCAAGGGAAGAATGGTAAGATATAGATTTCCAAATGGATATGGTGCTTCTGTGATAGAAGGTGAAAAAAGATATGGGTTAGAACTTGCAGTATTAGAATTTTCTGAATCAGAATATGGAGATATAGCAACTGAATTTACAGATGATATATTAGGATTTATAGATGATGAAGAGCTAGATGAGATTTTAGAAAGGATATCAAGGTTAGGAGAAGATGGGGAAGAAAAGAGTTAGAAATACTTTTGGATATAGCAAACCTGGGCAAAAGAAATTAACTCGTAATCAGGCCGCTGAATTAGCATTAAGTGAAATTGAAGAAAGTTACACTAGACGATTAGAACGAGAAGTTAATCTTAAGGTTGCAGATTTCATAGGAGATTTTTGTTTAGCATTAGCATGGAGCTTACGAGCAAATCACAATTATGGTGCAAAACGAATTGAAAGAACTATTAGAGAGATGTTTGAAGTTGTTAGTGATGCGAAAATGAAAGAAGCTGGATTCTTTTTATTTGATCTAGGAGAGACTAGAGAACAATTACTAGCTGAAACAGGATTAGATATTGAACCAGTCATAGTAGATGAAGTAAATAAACATATTGAGAGAGCAAAAGAGTTTGCAATAAAAAAAGGAGTATTCAAGGAGAAAGTAGGAGGTATAAAAGATGAAAAAAGTAGTAAATATTAATGAAATGATAGAAGCTATAAAAGAGAAGACACACTGGAGTGAAGCTATATTAGCTATTGAGTTAGGAGTAGATTCACAAAATATTACAGCATGGAAAAGAGGCAGAATTCCAAGAAGTAAAAATTATAAGAGATTAAAGGAACTATATGAGAGTTTAATAGGTAAAGAAGAGAAGATTAATAAACCAGATGAAAACAAGGATAGTGAATTAGAACAAGAATTATTAAATAAACTTGCTAAGGCTGATGAACGCTTAAATAAACTTGCGAGTGATCAAGAAGTTTGCTATAAAAATTTAGCTATGGTAAATGCTCAAATTACAGCGTGGAATCATGAGAGACATAAATTAGTAAAACAATTAAAAGAATTGGTAGGTGCATAAAATGAATAAAAGACAAGCTAAAAAATTAGAATTAAAGAATGAAATAAGCGATATTAAGAAAGATTATAAATTACAAGATAAAAAATTAGAAGCCTTAAATATGAGAGGAGATAGTTATTTTGAAGAGACTAAAAAATTAATGGAGCAATTCAAAAAGCAAGAAAAAATTCTAGAAGCAACTAAAGATAGTTTTTCCAACATTTTACAAGCTCAAACACATTTAGAACTTGAGAATAGTAAAAGAGCAGATGAAATGAAGGATATTATAGAAAATCAAAAAGAACGAATCCATAAGCTAGAATATAGCGTATTTGGAATGGCAATTTTAATGATAATAGTATTTGTTTTAGAGGTGGTTAAGTGGTTAGTATAAGAAAAATAAAAATGTTAGAAAGAGCTTTGATGATTTGTTCAGGAGTAGTTATTGTTTTTACAATTGGAGTGATTGTTGGAATATATACTTCTAGTAAGAATTTAGAAAAACTTGCTAATGAAAACATTAAACAACATCAAACTATAGAGAAGCAAAAAGAGAGAATCAGAGAATTACAACACATGAAACAACTTAAGGAGATTTATGGTGCTTAGATATGTATTAGAATGGTTTGGAGTAGTAATGTTGTTTGGCTTTATAATGATTCTTTGTAATAGTAATTTTACAAAAGAAGATCTATATGTAACAACATTTGTGTGGGCAATCTGTAGGATTTGTCTCACATTCGAGAATAAGAGGTAAGGATATATATATTATGTTTTGGGAAAAAGAGAAAGAAAAAAGAATAAGAATAAAAGCAACTGGAATTAAAAGAATAGTGAAAATTGAAGAAAATAAAGATGAGAAACTAGAAGATTTAATCAATGATTATATTATGAGTTTAGAGTTTTCAGAACATGTTTTAGATATTAAAGTTATAGAAAATAAAAGAATTGAAGAGAGAGGAATTTATAATTCAAAAGAAGGGAACAGGAAAATAGAAAAAATATATTATGCTGCATATATATGTGTAGGAGGGAAAATCTATGTTTAAAGATAAAGAATTCGAAATAATATTCACAATGAAAGATGATGAAACAATTTGTGTTAAGGCGGATAAAAACACTGTAGAAAATGTATATAATTTACACAAAAATTTAGATGAGATTAAAGGGAATATAATACTAGATTTTGACGGAAAGAAAGTAGATTTAAGAAAAGTAGATTATTTTAGATGGTATGTGATTTAGGAGGAGATTAATGTCAAATTTAGCGATAGTTAATTGGAGTGATTATTTTATGATAGATGTATGCGACTTAAACGGAAAATTAAGATTTTCTTATTTGTTGAACAATACTGGTACTAAAAGAATAATATTAAAAGTATCTGACAAAGAATTAGAAAATTTTAACTACTTTATAGAATGCTTACAAGAGTTAGGAAATGAATTAGGTATAGTGGAGGAGAACAATGAAACAACCTAAAGTGTATGTTAAAAGTTTAGATAGAGTATTTGAAGTGGAATCTATTAGGTTTGATACTAAAGTAGTTGAAGTTTATGATGAAAATTATCATATGTATCAATTTTTTGATTTTGATGAAGTTGATTTTATTTACAACAGCGGATATAAAGATATGATCGGCAATTACATCCATACAGGTGATATAGTAGTTCACAATAACTTGGAATATGTGGTAAATAAAAATGTGGAAGAAGAATTTTATTATCTAGAAATAAACGGGAATTATTGCTGTAGATTATCAAGTATGGAATATGATTATTTAGTAATTGGTAATATTTACGAAAATAAAGATCTATTGGAGGACTAATAATGAAATGGAATAAATTAACAGTAAGAGAGCTAACTAAAGAAGAGCAAGAAGAGTATGGTGATTTATATACCTTTATGTGGGACGGAAATGTTCCTGATATTGGTGAAGAAGTGTTAGTTACATTTCCATTAAGTTCTGGGAGATATGCTGATGTTAGACTAGATTGTTGGATAGAATTTGATATCGGAGTAGGTTTTGAAAATACTGAAAATGATGTTATTTACTGGATGGAATTACCAAAATATAACGGAGAATTGGATGATTAGGAGGACTAAAAAATGGCAAAGTACTGGGAACATTTAAAATATCATGAAGATACGGTCGTTAAAGAAAAATTAAGTAATGATGATATAAAATTTTTAAAGGATTTACAGAAAGAGATAAATACAGAAGACAATGGAGGAACAGCTAATCCTAGATACTGGGTGATTAGACAACCAGAGAGGATATACCATTTAGATGAAGATGAAGCTGATTATTACATGTTTCTAGATGAGTATGATCATCAGGAAATGACATTAGAAGACTTAAAAGAAAAGCTTGAAGATTTAAATGACGACAATTTAAAAAGTATAGAGCTAAAAGATGGAGTATTAACTTTTGGATATTTCGATGAATGGTTAGAAGAGGTTGACGAATATAAGGTAGATTATGATAATTGTTATCGAGATGGATTAATCAAGATATCAGAATTGTTAGAGTTTGAAGTAAGAGTTATTTATTATAGTGAGCTAGATGTAACTGTAGATAATTGTATGTTTTTAACTCAAATTGACGCTGAAAATCATTTAAGAGCTAATGACCACCATTACCATGAAGAAGCAAGAACTTACTGTATGCACGGATGGAGAAATCCACGTTTTGAGAGACTAATTAAAATTTTATCAAAAACAGATTTCTTTGATCACTGTATC